AGGGCTTCCCCATCATGGAAGCGCGGCAAGCAACGGCGTCTAACTTGAACGTCACAGTAACTGGCTCATTAACCACGCTGACCAACCAAGCCCAGATCGGCGGCTTTGCGGCAAACGATCAAATTCCTGCGCTAATGCATATGCAGGCGGACTCCCTTCGGCGCAATATCTCGGTGACCTGACATGGCTACGACAAACGGAAATCGAAAGATACTTGATTTAAAGCGCTGGGAGTTCTGCGCGCCGTCGCCTGTTGCGACGTCGATCGGATCGTTCATCATCTCTTCGCGGAATTTCCGCCAGCAGCAGATGCTGATTACCAGCAACACGGCTGCATATATGTACAACCCGTCAGAAGATGGATGGGTAACGCTGCCATCCCCCGCCCTTGCTGGCACGTTCGGAGCCGGGGCCAGCGGCACGGCAGGCCCATGGTCAACCGGGGCGACTGTTGGCGTGGCATCGCTGACTGCAACAGCTGGCACGACCAGCACGATTACCACCAACCAAACGCTGGCGCGTGATCTGCGCGGCTACAAGGTTCACATCTTGGCCGGTCCGAACAACGGCGCAGTGCTGGACATCGTATCTAACACGGTCGGCACGAACGCGATCATTACCGTTGCCACGCAAGTTAGTGCATTTACTGCATCGACGGTATATCGACTTCTAACCCCGCGCTTTTATGTTGTTGGCGCAGGCACGCTGGCTGCTGCAAGTTTTCGAGTCTATGACTACGCGACGAACACATGGAATACGCTTTCGCAGACTGGCCTGCCAGCAACCATCGGCACGGACGGCAAGCTCATCGCCACGCCGTCAATTCTCGATGGCGCGTTTAAATCGTTCGCCACAGGAACCGCTACCAGTGCTACCGGCACGACTTTGACGCAAATCGGCAAAACATGGGCCGCGAGCCAGTGGATCAACTCGCAGGTACGCATTACAGGTGGCACGGGCGCGGGCCAAATCCGCACGATCACGGCAAACACCGCCGATACGCTGACCGTCGCAACCTGGACTACCAACCCGGACGCGACCTCGACCTACGCTATCGAGGGCAACGACAACTTCCTTTACTACATCGGCAACAACGCCGTGACGATGTACCGATACGACATCGCTGCAAATACATGGTCAACGCTGTCGCCTGGTGTTGCTCGCGGCGGCGCGCCTGCGGCTGGGATGTCGGGCCACTGGTTTCACTCGGTTCCCGAAGCGGATTGGACAGACGAAAGCGCGATCCAGAACGGGCGATACATCTACTCGTTCCGGGGTGCTGCTGGCGCGCTTCTCGACCGCTACGACATTGCGGGCAACACATGGGCAGCGATTACCTACAGCCCAAGCACTGAGACGTTCACGACCGGTACGAAGTACGCGTTGCACAATGGCAATATGTATATCCAGAAAGATGCGACTGGGCGCTGGCTTGCCTACAACTTCGCCCGCTCAGAGATGTTTCCGTGGTCAACGATGCTCTACCCACAAGGCGCTGCGCTGCTCGGTGATACAGCTTTCGATGTGATCTATAAAGACGGCGCGACGGAAATTTTCTACGTCTACATGCTGCTAAACACCTCGACCGTGCTGCTGAGACAAATGGTGATCTGATGACAATTGACGAACTTATCAGGGCGTGCGAGAGGCGTCTTGTCTACCTTCAAAGTGTTCGCGGATCGGCGACCGCGCTTGGAGATATGTCTCAGGTTGACCGTATCGACACTGAAATCTCGCAGACGCAAGAAACTCTGAACAAACTGCTCACCGTCGAGTAAGCCATGCTGCTGACGCTGCTACAAAGCTCTAGCAGCGGCAACTATGTTTTGCCTGCTGACACCGGCGTTTTCACGCTCGCCGGTCAAGACGCAACGCTCACGTACACGCCCGCGGGCGGGTACACGCTGGCCGGTGACGCCGGCGCCTTCAGCGTCGGCGGGCAAGACGCCGCGCTCAAGTACGGCCGGCTCGTCGTCAGTGCTTCGGGTTCATTCACTTTTGCCGGCCAGGCGGCCGGGCTGTCGCGCGGATACATCGTCGCGGCCGACAGCCGTGTGTTCATCCTCACGGGGCAAGACGCAGGCGCGCGGTTCACGCGCGTGCTGTCGTCCGAGGTGGGGCAGCTACTCGCCAGCGGGCAAGACGCCGCGCTTGTCAAGGCATCGCCGAGCTACAGCGGCAAGGGCCGCGGCCGCGTTGGCCTGACGGTGCTCGATGGCGTACCGCGCGTTGGCGCGGATGTGGTGCAGCAGTCGGCGCGTGTCGGCGGCAGGGTGCTTCGGAGAAGGTCCTGATGGCTCAACTCATCAACAAGCTGGTGGTCGGCAACACGTGGGACTTTTCCACGGCGGCGACCGACTTCCCGGCCAGCGATGGCTGGGCGCTCACCCTGTACCTTGTTCCGCGCTTCACCAGCCCCACGCAGGCGCGGATCGAGATCACAAGCGCCGCGGCACCCGATGGCGTTTCGCACCGCTTCCAGCGGACGGCGGTGCAGACCACCGCTTACAACGCCGGCCAGTACGGCTACGCGGTCAACGCAGTCAAGGCCGCCGAGGTCTACACGCTCGACGGCACCTACTGGACCGGCGAAGTCACGCTGCTGCCCAACCCGGCGGCAGCCGCGCAGGGTGCAGACGCACGCGGTCATGCCGAGAAGGTGCTCGCCGCCATTGAGGCCGTGATCGAGGGCCGCGCCACGTCTGACCAGGAAGAGATGAGCATCGCCGGCCGCAGCCTCAAGCGTATCCCGTTCGCCGATCTGCTGGTCATCCGCAACAAGTACCGCGCCGAGCTGGCCAGCCAGCGCGCCGCTGACAACCTGGCCGCCGGCATCGGTGCCGGCCGCCGGGTGCAAGTGAGGCTCGGATGAGCGCGCCCAAGGTCTTCAGCTTCCCCGAGAAGGGCAGCCGCGTACTGCGCGAGTGGCAAGAGAGCCGCACCGCCGCCGCCATCGCCCAGCGCCAGCGCAACAGCATGCGCCGCGGAGCGCAGATGTTCGCCGGCGCCGCTGTGGACCGGCTCACCGCCGGCCTGCTGGGCTACAGCAACAGCATCAACGCGGATCTCGACACCTCGCTCGTCATCCTGCGCAGCCGCGCGCGGCAGCTCGCGGTCAGCAACGGCTACGGCCGGCGCTTCGTCAACCTCTGCGCGCAGAACATCGTCGGCCCCTCCGGCCCAGCGTTGCAGGTGCGTGCGCGGCTCGCCAATGGCCTGCTCGACAAGCTCGCCAACGATGCCGTGGAGCAGGCCTGGCACCGCTGGTGCCGCCCCATCAACTGCGACGTGCGCGGCCTGATGAGCCTGCCCATGCTGCTGCGCGTGGCCGTGAAGGCCGTGGCGCGCGACGGCGAAGCCCTCATCCGCAAGGTGCGCAACCGCAACTACGTAGGCGGCCTCAAGCTGCAGCTGCTCGAGATCGACCGCCTGGACGAAAACCTCAACGGCCGGCTCGCCAACGGCAACCTGGTGCGGCAAGGCGTGGAGATCGACACCGCCAGCCGCCCGGTGGCCTACCACATCAAGACCCGGCACCCCGGCGAGAACTACCGCGACCTGGCCCGTAACGAGACCGAGCGCGTGCCCGCTGACGAGATCATGCACCTCTTCGTGCCCGAGCGCGCGGAGCAGGTGCGCGGCTTCACCTGGCTGCACGCCGTGCTGCTCGATGCCGCCATGCTCGGCCAGTTCAAGGACTCCGCGCTGGTGGCCGCGCGCGTGGGCGCCAGCAAGATGGGCGTCTTCACCCGCAAGGACTCGGCCGACCCCAACGCCCTGGCCACCATCGCAGACAGCCAGAGCGGAAACACCCTGCAAATGACCGCCGAGGCCGGCGAGTTCATCGAGTTGCCCGAGGGCTACAGCCTTGAAAGCTGGGACCCGCAGTACCCCAACGAGACCTTCGAGAGCTTCGTCACGCAGTGCCTGCGCAGCGTCAGCAGCGGCCTCGACGTGGCCAACCACAACCTGACCGGCGACATGACGCAGGTCAACTATAGCAGCGCCCGCATTGCCGAGATGGCCGAGCGCGACGCCTGGGCCAGCCTGCAGGAATGGCTGATCGACCTCTGCCTGCTGCCGCTGTATGCCGAGTGGCTGCGCATGAGCCTCATGCGCGGCGACATCCGGTTCGACAGCGGCAGCGCGCTGCCCGAGCGCGCCGAGCAGAAGTTCCTAGACGCTGCCGAGTTTCGCGGCCGCCGCTGGGCGTGGGTTGACCCGCGCAACGAGGCGCAGGCTAAGCAGGCCGAGCTTGACATGGGCATCACCTCCCGCACCCGCATCTGCGCAGAGCGCGGCTACGACTTCGATGACGTGCTCGTCGAGCTCGCCGCCGAGGCGCAGGAGATGCGCGCCAAGGGCATCAACCCGGCCGCCGCCAACGCGGCCGCAACCAGCGCCCCGCCGGCGCAGGAGCCGCAACCATGAACCTCACCCGCTCCGTCACCATCGTGATCGACGAGGAAGAGCCCGAGACCGACGAGATCGAGCTGGCCATCAGCAGCGAGACCCCGTACGAGCGGTTCTACGGTATCGAAATCCTCGGCCACAAGGCTGCGGAAGTCGACCTCACCCGCCTCAATGACGGCCGCCATCCGCTGCTCATGGACCATGACCTCACCCGCCAGGTGGGCGTGGTCACTGGCGCGGCCATCGGTGAAGACGCTGTGCTGCGCGGCCGTGCCCGCTTCAGCGCCCGCGCTGACGCGCAAGACGCCCTGCGCGACGTGCGCGACGGCATCAAGACCCTCGTCTCGGTCGGCTACATGGTCGAAGAGATGCAGGAGCTCAAGCGCAGCGACGACGGCCAGGACGCCGTGGTCCGCACGCTGAGCTGGGCCGAGTTCGAGTCCGAGCAGCGCGCGCTGCACGGCGACCAGTTCTACCGCGCCGGCCCGCCGGCCGCGCGCGCCAAGGGGGACAAGCCCCCGGTGTACCGAGTCACACGGTGGGTTCCGTTCGAGGCATCGCTTGTTGCGGTGCCAGCGGATGCCACCGTCGGCGTGGGCCGTTCCGCCGATCTGGCGGCAGTGCAACAGCAGCAACCTCAACCCCAGCCGGCCACGCCGGCAGTTACTCCCGAACCCCGAAAGGAGATCCGCATGGATCCGCAACAGAAAGACCCCGCGGTCGCCGAGCGCGAGCGCGTTTCCGCCATCATCGAAGCCGGCAGCAAGCACGGCAAGTACGTCGGCCAGAAGGACATCGACAACGCCATCCGCAACGGCCACACGGTCGAGCAGTTCCGTGAGTTCGTGTGGAGCAAGATCGAGACCAGCCACACCGACACCTCCGAGCTGCAGCTCGGCATGACCAAGAAGGAAGCCCAGCGGTACAGCTTCGGTCGTGCGATCGTGGCCGCCATCACCGGCGACTGGTCGAAGGCCGGCCTGGAGAAGGAGGCCTCGGCCGCCATGGCCAAGCTGACCGGCCGCTCGCCGGAAGGCTTCTTCGTGCCGTTCGACATCTTCCGCCGCGACTTCAACGTCGGCACGGCGTCGGAGGCCGGCAACTTCGTGGCCACCGACCTGCGTGGCGACCTGTACGTCGACGCCCTGCGCAACGCCATGGTCATGGCGGGCCTGGGCGTGCGGTTCCTGCCCGGCCTGACCAGCAACATCGACATGCCGCGCAAGTCCGTGCCCAGCACGCTGGCCATGCTGTCGGAAATCGGTTCCGCTAGCGAAAGCCAGCCCACCACGGCCAAGGTCACGCTGTCGCCCAAGCGCATCAGCGCCTACGTCGAGGTGTCCAAGCAGGCCATGATCCAGAGCTTCATGTCTCTGGAAAACATGATCCGCGACGACCTCATCACCGGCGCTGCGGTGCTGCTGGAGAACCAGGCCATCAACGGCAACGGCACGGCGCCGAACATCCTCGGCCTGCGCAACGTCAGCGGCATCGGCACGGTGGTCGCCGGCGCCAACGGCCTGGCGCCGACCTGGGGTCACTTCGTCGACCTGGAGTCGGCCTGCGCCAACGCCAACGCCGAACCCGATCGCCTGGCCGGCTACCTGATCAACACGCGCACCCGTGGCCGTGCCAAGCAGGTCCAGAAGGGCACCAATCTGGCGTTCCTGTGGGATGGTGGCGCGCAGCCGCTCAACGGCTACCGCGCGGCGGTCACCAACAACGTCCCGAGCAACCTGACCAAGGGCACCAGCACCACGGTGTGCTCGGCGGCGATGTTTGGATCCGATTGGTCGATGGCGGTGCTCGGCCTGTTCGGCGCGCCCGACGTGGTGATCGACCCGTACACCAAGGCCGACACCGGCCAGGTCAAGATCACCCTCAACCAGTTCGGCGACTTCGGTGTGCGCCAGCCTGGCGCGTTCGCCAAGGTCGATGATCTGCTGTCGAACTGATCGCGTTTTTCGTAGTGCAGCGGGGCGCCTTCGGGCGCCCCGTTTTCGTTTTACGCACGGCTAGGGTAGCTCCCGAAAGCGCGTCACCCGCGCGCGGCCGTGCACCCAGTCGGGTGAGCATGAAGGGGAAGTGCGATGGCAACAATGAAGAAAGTAGTGACCAAGGAGCTTCTTTCGGTCGAGATTGGGATCGACGTCAATCCAGACGATGGCATCTACGTATTTTCAGAGGCTCATGCCAATGGCGGTGAAGATGAGGCGTGGATCGATTGCACGCTCAGAGGGTTGATTTCCGCCTTGGTCGCAAAATACGGAAGTACCGTCAAGGTTCGCTGTGGCATCGCTGCGGAGTTGAGAAAGATCGCTGACTCGATTGACGTCCAATCCGCTCTGCGTGATGCGATCGAGGGGAATCTGTAATGGTCTGGCGACTCGAAGATCCCCAAGGCAACGAATCTGGCAAGGTGCGTTTCGACGTCCTGCCCTACTGCAAGAGCGGCATCGACATCGGCTGCGGCCCCAGCAAGGTGTGGCCTCACCTGATCGGCGTGGACAGCGGGCTCGACGGCACGCTGTTCGGCATTCAGATGAAGCCCGACATCGTGTGCGATGCGCGTCGGCTGGCCATGTTCGCCAGCGGCTCCATGCAAACGGTGTTCAGCAGTCACACGCTGGAGCATATTGAAGACCACCGCGCGGCCCTGGCCGAGTGGTGGCGGCTGGTCGCGCCCGGCGGGCACCTGATCGTGTACCTGCCGCACGCTGACCTGTACCCCAACATCGGCCAGCCCGGCGCCAACCCCGACCACAAGCACGATTTCCGAAACGACGACATCACCTCGTCCATGTCGGAGATCGCCAAGGCCGGCGGCCACGGCTGGGACCTGCTGGTCGACGAGACCCGCGGCCAGGAGCGCGAGTACTCGTTCCTGCAGATCTACCGCAAGCGCGACGACGCCCGCTGCGTGTGGGCCATCGCCCCCAAGCCCGAGAAGAGTGTGGGCGTGGTCCGCGTGGGCGGGCATGGCGATGCGCTGTGGGCCAGCAGCATCCTGCCGCACCTGAAGGAGCAGGGCTACCACGTCACGGTCTACGCGGCGCGCAGCGGCGCGGAGATCCTGCGGCATGACCCCAACATCGACCGGCTGATCACGCTGCCCGATGGCGTGCTCACCGATGACGAGCTGCTCGCCTACTGGGCGCACGAGGCGGCCAAGCATGACCGCTGGATCAACCTCATCGGCTCGGTGGAGACCCGCCTGCTCGCGCACCCGAATGAGCTGGCCTTCTACCACCCGCACTGGCTGCGCCACAAGCTGATGAACCGCAACTACCTGGAGGTGGTGCACGAGTACGCCGGCCTGGACGGCGCGCCGTTCCGGCAGAAGTACTACCCCACGGTGGCCGAGCAGACCGCCGCCCGCAAGATCCGCGAGATGTCGCCCGGCCCGGTGGTGGTGATCAACCCCGCCGGCAGCGGCCCGGTCAAGACTTGGCCACACACCCAGCGGCTGATGAAGCTGCTGGCCGAGGCCGGCGTCTACAGCGTGGTGCTGGGTGATCTGCGCGCCGCCGAGCTGGAAGACGTTGAGCCCTACGGCTACGTGGTCGGCATGCAGTGGCCGGTGCGCATGGCGCTGGCCTTCGCCCTGCAGGCTGATGCCGTGGTCGCCACCGAGAGCCTGATCGCCAACGCCGTGGCGTTCGAGCCCATGCCCAAGGTGATCACGCTCAGCCACAGCAGCGCCGAGAACCTGACCAAGCACTGGCTGAACACCATCGCC